GAGAACTTACCAAAATGGATGCAACAGGGTATCATAGCATGGAACAAAGGTTCACTAGAATTAGATAACGGGTCAAAAATATTAGCAGCATCTACATCTGCATCTGCTGTTCGAGGTATGTCTTTCAACATACTGTTTCTTGATGAGTTTGCTTTCGTACCTACAAACATTGCCGAAATGTTTTTTAGTTCCGTTTATCCTACAATATCTTCAGGACAAAAAACTAAAATGGTTATTGTATCTACACCGTATGGTATGAATCAGTTTTATAAACTATGGGTTGACGCAGAAAAGAAAAGAAATGATTACATACCTATTGAGGTACATTGGTCAGAAATACCAGGTAGAGATGAAAATTGGAAAGAGCAAACAATTAGAAATACATCACCTGAGCAGTTTCAACAAGAGTTTGAATGTGAATTTTTAGGTTCTGTAAATACACTTATTAGTCCTGCTAAAATTAAATCTTTAGTATATGATGTTCCTAAAGTATCACAAGGTAGTGTAGAACAATTTGAAAAACCTATTAAAGGTCGTACATATGTTATTACGGTTGATGTCGCAAGAGGTGTAGATAAAGATTATTCAGCATTTGTTGTATTTGATGTAACTAAAATGCCATTTAAAGTTGTTGCGATTTATAAAAACAATGAAGTAAAACCTTTTGTGTTTCCTAATATTATATCTGAAATAGCAAAAAGATATAATGAGGCACATATATTAACTGAAGTAAACGACATAGGTCAACAGATAGCAGAAGCATTGCAATTTGAGATAGAGTATCCTAATGTATTGATGTGTACACAAAAAGGTCGTGCTGGTCAAATACTAGGTGCTATGTATAGTGGTCGTGGTTCATCTTTAGGTGTTCGTATGACAAAACAGATTAAACGAGTAGGTTGTGCCAATTTAAAGACATTGATAGAAGGAGATAAGTTAATAATCAATTCTTTCAAAATTATAGAGGAAATGTCAACCTTTGCTAAAAGAGGTCAATCCTGGCAGGCTGAGGACGGTAGCAATGATGATTTGATGATGTGCTTAGTTATCTTTGGTTGGGTATCAAACCAAGGTTATTTCAAAGAATTGACTAATCAAAATGCTCGTATGCAAATGTATGCTGAACAACAAAATTTAATAGAACAAGATATGTCTCCATTTGGTTTTGTAGATGATGGTGTCAATACGGAAGAAAATGAAGAAATGATAGATGAATATGGAGATAGATGGATACCTGTGGTGCGAAAAAACCACTAGGTTTTACACTATTATAAATATCAGTAAGAATGAAATTTAAATATGGGCGTATGAATAATACGAGTTTTGAATAAAATGACAACTAAATTAGCTAATTAGAGGAGAATAACTTATGGCATTTCAAGTATCACCTGGTGTTCTCGTACAGGAAAGAGATTTAACAAGAATCATTCCTGCAGTATCAACTTCAATTGGTGCATTTGCTGGACAATTCAGCAAAGGTCCTTTAGAGGAAGTTGTTTCTATTTCTAGTGAACAAGAACTTGTAGATACATTTGGTAAACCTGATAGTACAAACTTTGAGTATTTTTTCAGCGCTGCTAACTTTCTACAATATTCTAACTCATTAAGAGTAGTACGAGCTAACCAAGAAAATCAAGTAAACGCAACTGCCAGCGGTAGTGGTTTACTAGTAAAAAACAAACAAGACTACGAGGATAATTATTCAACTGGACAAGGTTCAGTAGGTACTTTCGCTGCTAGATCAGCAGGTGCTTGGGGTAATAGTCTTTTAGTAGCAACTTGTCCAAGTGCTTCGGCATTTGAACAAATAACAACAACTGCTCAACAAACAGACGGCGCTGCCGCTGTTGGAGATACAACAATAACGGTTGACTCAGACGCAACAAGTTATCTTAATGTTGGAGACATCATTGAGTTTTCATCAACTGCTTCTGGCGTAGATTTCACTACTGGTGAAAAATATAGAGTAACTAATCTTACTGCAACTGCTGTAACTATTGTACAACATCCTAGAGGCGAAGGCGGATTAATAACTGCTGTCGTAGATAATGCAAGAATAAAAAGAAAATGGAGATACGCAGATCAAGTTGATGGCGCTCCAGGAACTTCTGCTTATGCAAGTGCAAGATCAGGTTCTGGCGATGAAATACACGTGGTTGTTATAGACGAAGACGGATCAGTTTCAGGAGTACCAGGATCAGTTTTAGAATCTTATTCTAAACTTTCTAAAGCTTCTGACGCAAAATCTCCACAAGGAGATGTTAACTACTATCCAACGGTAATTAGTAATAAATCTAATTATGTATTTTGGATGGATCATAACTCGTCTGGAACCAATTGGGGTAACGCAGCTGCAGGAACAACATTTACTGCTGTTGATGTACCATCAAGTGAATCATTATCTGGTGGATTAGACGGTACTGATTCTACTGACGGCGAATTAAAAGCAGGTTACGAGCTATTTAATGACGCTGATACGGTAGATGTAGGACTAATAATTGCTGGACCTAGTGGTTCTGCTTCACACGTTGATAACTTAATCACAATCGCTGAAAACAGAAAAGATTGTGTAGTATTTGCTTCACCGCAAAGAAGTGATGTTGTCAATGTTTCTAACTCAAATACACAAACAAGTAATGTAACTGGTTTCTTTGATGGAATTAGATCATCTTCTTATGTTGTATTTGATAGTGGTTACAAATATTGTTATGACAGATACAATGATGTGTACAGATATGTACCATTAAACGGAGACATTGCTGGATTGGCTGCTAGAACAGACATATTAGCAGACTCTTGGTTCTCACCTGCAGGTTTAAACCGAGGTGTAATTAGAGGCGCTGCTAAATTAGCATACAATCCTACAAAAGCACAAAGAGATGACCTTTACACAAGTAGAGTAAATCCAGTTGCAACTTTCTCAGGACAAGGAACAATCTTGTTTGGAGATAAAACTGGTTTATCATCACCAAGTGCGTTTGATAGAATCAATGTTAGACGATTGTTCATCACTTTAGAAAAGGCAGTAGCAACTGCTTCTAAATTCCAACTCTTTGAATTTAATGACGAATTTACAAGAGCAAACTTTAGAAACATTGTAGAACCTTTCCTAAGAGAAGTACAAGGTAGACGAGGTATCACAGACTTTTTAGTAGTGTGTGATGAAACTAACAACACAGGCGAAGTAATTGATAGAAATGAATTTGTTGCAGAAATCTTTGTGAAACCTGCAAGAAGTATCAACTTTATCACTTTATCTTTCGTTGCAACCAGAACTGGCGTTTCTTTTGAAGAAGTCGCTGGGTAATTTTAGAAGAGGAGAATAAAAAATGGCAAACATAAATGACTTCAAAGCTAAACTTGCTGGTGGTGGCGCAAGAGCCAATCAGTTTAAGGTAACAATGCCTTTTCCTGGTTACGCACAAGTTGGTGGCGAAATAGAAGAGCTAGCATTCTTATGTAAAGTGACTGCTTTACCGGCTATGACTATAACACCTATTACGGTCCCTTTTAGAGGTAGACAAATTAAGGTTGCTGGCGATAGAACATATGCAGAGTGGACAATAACTGTTATCAATGATACAAATTTCAAATTAAGAAACGCATTTGAAAGATGGTCAAATGGTATTAACAATGCGACAGATGGTGAAGGATTAACAAATCCTGCTGACTATCAAGTTGACGCATTTGTTGACCAGTTAGATAGAAACGGTGCAACTCTAAAGTCTTATACTTTAAGAGGAGCATTTCCACTTGAACTAGGTGAAATTGGATTGGACTTTGGTAATAATGACACGATAGAAGAATTTACCGTGTCTTTTGGTTACCAATACTTTGAAAGTAACACTACTACATAGTATATAAATACCTTGTAGTAACACAAAGGAATAATATTATGGCTGAATTATTTGGATTTTCTATCACTCGTTCTAAAAAAACGGCAGATCCAAAACAAAGCTTTACACAACCTCAAGCGGATGATGGTACACAAACCATCGCCGCTGGGGGTTATTTTGGTCAGTACCTTGACATGGAAGGACAGGCCAAAACAGAGCAAGACTTAATCCGAAGATATAGAGAAATAGCATTACACCCCGAATGTGATATGGCGATAGAGGATATTGTCAATGAAGCAATTGTGGCTAATGAATTGAAAGACGCTGTTAGGGTTAACATTGATAACTTGCCTTATGGTAAAGATATACGAGTTAAAATTGAAGATGAGTTTAAAGAAATATTAAGGCTAATGAGCTTTAATACAAAAGGGCATGACATCTTTAGAAGATGGTATGTTGACGGTAGAATAT